ACGGGTGACACGGGACTCTGCTGCCACCTTCAGTACGACAAGGACACTGGACGCATGGAAGAAACAGTGCTTGAAGATTCAAGCGAAGACCAACAGGATGACGAAGCCAGCCCATTCTAAATTTATGAAACTACTATTCTTTGACATTGAAACAAACGGGATCGACCACTGGCAAACCAAGAAGGGTCTTAAGGATCTTCATTGCTTGTCCATCCTTGATCCAGTAACGGACGAGATGAAATCATTTAGCCCAAGCGGATTGAACATCCAAGAGGGACTTGATCTACTTGCGTCTGCTGACTTCATCTGTGGCCACAACTCTGTTAAGTTCGACGCACCGTGCCTTGAGAAGCTCTATGGGTTTACCCACAAGGGTGTCCTTGATACGATGGTGATGGCCATGTGCATTTACCCAGATGCCAAGAACGATGACTTTAACCGTGAAGGATTCCCCAAGGATCTCATCGGAAGAAACTCCTTGAAGGCTTGGGGCTACCGCATTGGTGAGTACAAGGGTGACTTCGGTACGACAACCGATTGGTCAGAGTGGTCTCAAGAGATGCAGGATTACTGCGAGCAAGACGTACGGGTTACCGCTAAGTTGTTCTATTACCTTACGGAGAAGAAGCCGTCCCGCCAGATGCTCTATTTGGAACACGACTTCGCAAAGCTAATGGCTGTTCAAGAGAACAACGGTTGGCCATTCAACATGAAGAAGGCAGAGAAGCTCACGGCTAACCTTATGGCAGCTCGTGGTGTCCTCCAACAACAACTCCAAGAGGCATTCCCCCCAACAGTTGAAGACATGAAGTCCACCATGGGCTGGGAGGTAAATGGAATCCAAGGGGCAACCAAGAAGGAACTAGGAGCTGCTTTAAAGGAACAAGGGCATCCCCCCAAACAAGTCACACTCTTATTAAAGGAATCGACCAAATTGGATAATAAGAAAAAGGAAGTCCTGTTCAACCCTAACTCCCGCGACCAGATCTCTGAGCGCCTCATGGGACTTGGGTGGAAACCTACAGCCTTTGAAGGGAAGCGCCCAGCGATCAACGAGGCAGTCCTGCGTGAAGTAGGGTTACCACAAGCGGACCTCCTGTGTGAATACCTACTGCTTGCCAAGCGCCTTGGTCAGGTTGCGGAGGGTAAACAAGCGTGGCTCACGTTGGCCCTTGATGGACGCATCCACGGTGAAGTGGTAACCAATGGAGCCGTGAGTGGCCGCTGTACCCACAGGAATCCCAACGTAGCACAGGTTCCCGCAGGTCGCGCTCCGTTCGGTCACGAGTGCCGTGATTGCTTTGAGGCTCCCGAAGGTAAGGTGCTTGTAGGTGCTGACGCTGCTGGCCTTGAGCTTCGCTGCTTGGCTCACTATCTGTTCCAATGGGACAAAGGTGCGTACGCCAAGACGATTGTTGAAGGTGACATCCACACGGCAAACCAAAAGGCAGCTGGACTAGAGACACGTGACCAAGCCAAGACGTTCATCTATGCGTTCCTTTACGGCGCTGGAGATGCCAAGATTGGTTCCATTGTGAACGGCTCATCCCGTGAAGGGAAGAAACTCAAGGCTGACTTCATGCGTCGTATCCCAGCCATCGGTAAACTCAATGCTGTAGTCCAACAACACGTTACAAAAAGTAACACCTTAAAGGGACTCGATGGTCGCATCCTTCCTTGTCGTTCCCCTCACAGCGCCCTTAACCTTTTGTTGCAATCGGCTGGTGCTGTCTTGATGAAGCAAGCGTTGGTATGTTTCGCTAAGAAAGCCATGTACCCCTATGAGCTACACGGAAACATCCACGATGAAGTCCAGTTCTCTTGTGCCCCCGAACACGCTAAGGAACTTGGAGAAGCATTCATTCGCTCGTTGAAATTAGCAGGCAGTATTCTCAACTTTAATTGCCCTGTTGACGGAGAGTACAAAGTTGGAAACACTTGGGCAGAAACACACTAAACTAAAAAATATGAAAGCACTTATTGACGGCGACATGATCCTTTATCGTTCCTGTTTCTCCGCAGAGAAAGAGATCCGGTGGGACGACGACATCTTCACAGTCCACAGCGACTTCAGTGAACTCAAGAAATCCTTTGTCAGCCTGATCGACTACATCCAAGAGGAACTTAATGCCTCTGAGATTATCGTATCATTCAGCGACAGGCTTACCTTTCGTCACCAGATGTATCCTCTTTACAAGGCTCAACGCCAAGGCAAGAGGTCACCGCTGGGGATCAACGATCTTCGTGAGTGGGTCTGTGAAAGCTACGACATCGCCTTCTGGAAAAACATGGAAGCTGACGATGTCCTTGGGATCATGGGTTCCATGGATCAAGAAGGGTCTATCATTGTCAGCGCGGATAAAGACTTTGAGACTGTCCCTTGCCAGTGGTTTAACTTCCTTAAAGGGGAACTAAAAACCATCACACCAGAACACGCCCGTAGGTTCCACCTCATGCAAACAATCATGGGTGACAGCACGGATAACTACTTTGGCATCAAAGGTGTTGGCCCTAAGACTGCTGAGAAGATGTTGGAGAAAGACGGGTACACATGGGACACAGTTCTCAAGGCGTACGAAAAGGCTGGTATGACTGAAGACGATGCACTAATGAATGCACGGTTGGCTTACATCCTCCAACACCAAGACGTAGATCACAAAACAAAAACCATCAAGAACCTATGGACACCCCAAACTACATGACCACCGAAGCGTACTACAAGGGCTTCAAAGCTGAGACATTACCGGACAGCGGAGAACGCTCAGAGTTCAACACAGGCGCAGTACGGGATGCCTCCAAGGGCAAAGGTATTCCTTCCGCTATTCCTACTCGTGCTCTCCTTAAGCTAGCCAAGCGCTTTGAAGATGGAGCAGCTAAGTACGACCGTGACAACTGGAAACAAGGGATTCCCATAAGCCGCTATATCGACAGCCTGTATCGCCACCTGTGGGCATTCATGGACGGAGACGATACCGAGGATCACCTTGGAGCTGTTATTTGGAACGCCGTGTGCCTCAGTGAGACGTGGGATATGATCGCTGACGGTGACTTACCCATTGAGCTAGAAGACATCTAACGCACTATTAGGATCACCCACATGGACGAGTATTCAATATTCCCTGCAATTTCCTCCCAGCTTATTAAAGCTTTGGAAGAAAGGTTTCCACAAAAGGATTTCACTCCGAGCGATACTTGCAGGGATATTGACTACCACTGCGGGGCACGGAGTGTTATTAGGTTCCTTCATCAAACGTATGAAGATCAGAACGAAAATATTCTAAACTAATAAAAAACTAAAACGATATGTGCTTCGCTCCTAAAATGACAGCACCTGCACCAACCCCGCAGGCTCCACCCCCACCAACCCCAGTAGCTGAAACGGTCCAAGCACCGACGATGCCTACTGAGGCCAAGAAACGTACTGCGGGAATCTCCTCGCTTATCATTCGCCGACCCACGGTTTCCACTGGTTCCTCTGGAACTGGAGCAAGCATCAACTACTAAACTAATATCACTATGGCTACCTTTAACTACACCCGCACGGTTCTCTTTTCGGAACTCACTGGCGGCGCACTGACCATCGACGTTGTTGGTAATGGTAAACCTTCGGGCTTTGCTGTCGCAGGAACATTCTCTGGGGCAACCGTAAAACTCCAACAGCTCATTGGGACAACCTATGTTGACCTTGGTGCTGAGACGACTCTCACTGGTAACGGTGGTGGTTTGTTTGTTACCCCAATTGGTTCGCTTCGTATTGCAATCTCAGGAGCCTCTGCTGGTTTCTCTGTGACTGTGATCATCAAGCCCATCGAACTGTAAGCTACACCTATGGCACGTCACCGCAAGCTCACCCAGAAATTCGCTGGTTTCCCAATGTTCAAGTTGGCGACCAATGGAGATACATACCCACTTACTTCTCCGTTTACTACGGACTTTGTGGGTCTTGATGGGCTTGCGCTAGACCTTCAGTTCGCCGCTGACAAGACCCTCACGGCTCGCAAGGGGCCAACTCCTGTGTTCACACGGGGATCTACTGGTCGGTTTGTTGGGAGCGATGGGCTGATCCAAAGTGCGGCAATTAACTTACCACGCTTCGACCACGATCCAGTCACACTGGCTTGCAAGGGGTTGCTCATTGAGGAATCTAGGACTAACGCTTGTTTCAACTCCAACTTACTAACAAGTGCCTCATGGGTTCCTACGAATGTAACTGTTGCTACTGATGCCGCTGGCCCAGATGGAGCTACTGCATACGAAGTTTCGGAAACAATAAATAATAGCTTTCATAATATTGGAAACTCAGGAAGCGCAACAAGCACTTTAGCAACATCAGTAGTTAGTGGTACTAATTATACTGGATCAATGTTCTTCAAAAAAGTTGT